TAGCCACTTCTGCTCTTCTTTGTTCACATCGGCAAGGGTCTCGCGATCTCGTTGACTTGGGACATTTTGCTTTGGGATTCCCCCGGTAGCGATCTCTTGAAGTATGGGGTCCAGTTCCGCGCCGGCCTTTCCGAAGAGTTCCGTTTGGACCGCCGCCCTAACCGACTCATCCTTGATGCCGCTGATTTTCCTGGAAACATCCAGCACCGCCGCGAGCTTTTCGCCCGCGGACAACTGCGCGCCCAATTTTGCCGGATCGAGCCCGAGGGCCGCAAAGAGGTCTTTGTCCGCGCCCTTGCCCATTCGGGCCTTGCCGATGGAGACCACGAGTTTCTCGATGCCGCGGGCCATCGCCTCCGAGTCGAGCCCTACGGCCCGCGAAGCGATCCCCAGCTTCTCGTATTCAACCGTGGTGAGTCCCAGCCGCTTTGCGGCCTTCACGATCTGGTCGGACTCGACCTGGATGTCGTGGGCCATCTTGCCGAAGAAAGCGAGCCCCGCAATGACTCCCGCCGTGGGCGTGAGCAGCTTCGCGCCCCAGCCGCCGAGCATCGCTTGGTCGAAGCCGGCGAGTCCGGCTTTGCTCTGCCCCGCCCACGCGCTGAATCGCGCCGCCATTCCCAGGCGCGGCGGGGCCGCGAGTTTGCCCCACAACTTCTCGAACGTGGCCTTGTCCGGCCCCATGCTCATCAGGCCGGCGCCCTGCCGAAGTCCGCCGCGGATGTCGCCGCCCGAAACGAAATCCTTCTTGAACCGCTCGACGTCGCGTGCGGCCCCTTTCAGCCCGGCGGAGAAGCCCGCAGCGTTCAGACTCAAACCGACTGCGAGTTTGCCGACCGATGCCATTTCACTTTCGCTTTCGGTTCCACATCCGCATGGCCTTGCCCCATTGCCGCTTCAGATGCTCCGCCTGCTCGACCGTGTCTTGAATCCGCTGCGCCTCCAGGGATCGGATGATCGGCATATAGTCACCAGGTTTCTGCGGGGCCTTCGTTCGCAACGTCTCGATGGCCGCGGTAACGATGCCCGCTCGCAAGTCCGCCCGCTCCTCTCCTTGTGGATCGATCTGCATCCACGCATCCAGCACGGCCAGATCCATCGAAGTCAAACCGTCGTACAGGTCCGGCAACCGCTTGCACCCGCACATCGTTGCCAGCTTCAGGTGGCGGCGAATCCACGGGTGCGCTATCAGTTTTTTCGCACTTCCTCTTCGCCCGCGCCGATCCCGTTCAGACGCTCGACCGCCTTGCCGAGTCGCTCTATCGGGCGGCAGTCGAGTTCGCCTAGGGCGTCGGCGTCGGCGTCCTCGAAGACTCGCTTTCCTTCAGAATCGCAGGTGCCGGCCGCGGCCAACTTCGCCCAGTAGTTTTCGATGCGGCCGCCCTGCATCGAGAGTTGCAGCGCGACCCGCTCGCGGGCCGTCATCGTCCGCGCGAAGAGTTCGCCGTCGGCCTCCGCCCACTCGGGCGTGGGCACCGCTTCTTTCGGCAAGTCGCGGCTGCCGAGGATGATCTGCTTAAGGTCCAAGAGGTCTCTCCTATGCCGCCGCCCAGTTCGGACGGAACGTGAATTTGGTCGTGATCGGACCGTCGATACCGCCGCGCTCTTCTCGCTTCGTGCAAACGGCCGCCGCCATCGAGCCTTCGGAGCCGCCTGAGTTCCAGGCGATAGCCAGAGCCCCGGTATCGCCCGCGTCGATGTCGAGGGTGCTACCGACGACCTCGACGACCGTTGTCTTGCCGGGGACTCCGCACTCGTATACGTGCGCCCCATCCGCTGCGCCACTGACCGGGACTTCCGGCCCGGCGGCGTCGTAATCGACGGAAAGGAGCGGAATCAATGCGACGTTGAAAGTCGCAGTCGTACCGTTGAAATCGTGTGCCATGATCGTTCTCGCTTAAAGGGGCGGTTAGGGCGTGTCGGCCTGCCCTTGTTTGAAGGTGAAGGTTGCCGTTACCCGGTCGTCGATGCGGCCGGAAATCCGCTTGCGTGTGCAAACGGCGTCGGTAATCGTTCCGAGGGTGCCGCCGGTGTCGTTGAAGACAAGGGCAAGATCGCCTTTGTCTCCGACCACTGGAGCGGCCGGGGAACCGAGCACCTCGCATGTGAGCGTTACGTCGGGGAGCCCCGCCTCAAAGCTGCGATCCGTAGCGGCCGCGTCTGTCACGTCGATTTCGGCGCAGGTCGCGCTTGGCTCGATTGTCAGGATCGGACCGACGTCGGCTGGCGTGCCGGTGTCCCAGGTCAGGCTCGATCCGTTGAAGTCTTGGTTGCCAGTGGCCATATATGCTTCTCCTTAATTAGAAACGTAGGCGGCCTTGGACGACGTCATGCGGCCGCCGCCCTCGCGCTCGATGCCGGCCGCCAACTCGCTGCGCAGGGTAATCTCCATCGCCGCCTTTGTTGCCGCAAAGGCCCTGGCCATGAACGGCCGGGCAGGGACGGCAGGGTTGACGAACGTTGCCCGGCCAAAGTGTCCGATGAATGACTTGCGCCCGCCTTCGACGAGGTGCGCGTAGTGGACCGGGTTGCGGATCGAAGCGCCGAGTTTCTCCGCCGCTTCGCTCGCCCTGGGTCCGAGAAAACGGAGCCCGCGGGCCGTCCGGCTGACGGCGCGGCGATAGCCCCGCCGCGGCCCGGCCGCAACGAACATCGTGCCGCTGCTCGCGTACCACTTGGGCTTACTCAAGCCAATCGACTGGCGCAATAAACCCGTTTCCGATGGCACCCGGCTTTGGGCGGCGTCGACGAAGAAGCCTCCGGCCTTCCGTAGCGCGTTGCGCATGACGCGCCGGACGATCTTGCCGGGCAGATTTTCCAATTCCCGGATCAATTCGCCGGCCCCTTCGAGTTTCAGGGACATGCACCCGGCCCATGCACCTGGCGATATGCCGGACGGTACGGTTACGAGCGTCATTGTCAGGCCATTCCGATCCAAGTGGTTTGCAACACGGCGAAGAATTCGTGCAGTTGCGAAAGCTCGCTCAGCGAGTAGGCCGGGTCGCGCTCGATGCCCGTACACCAGGCCTTGCAATCGTCGAGCTCTACGCCGTTGTCGGTCAGGTACTCCTGTATCGCCGCACAGAGCAGCGAAAGGGCCTTTACGTCGACGGCCATCGTCGAGTGTTCGATCTTCTGCTGAACGATGACGTTGACGCCCCAGCGGGTCTGAACTACGGCGCTGGTCGCTTCGCGGGCGATGACTTCGGCCGAATTCGAAGAAGGAAGTACCAGAACGTGCAGGTCGCCGTCGGTCAACTCGACGACCGGAAGAACGTCCACCGCGGCCGTGAATGATTTCGTCCACGACTGGCCGTTGATCGCCGTCACCAGGGCGTCGCACAAATCCCACAGTCGATCGGCCATCATGCCTCCCGCGTGTAGTCTTGGAGCACGGAGCACAGCCCGCGCACGAGCGTGACCCGCGTGGTGCCGTCGCTCAGCACGGCCTCAACGTCGAAGCCGCAGGTTTCATCGCCCGGCACCAGGTCGCCGGTGTCTGTATGCGTCGGCTGGAAGGTCACGGTCTGGGTGCCTGTCGGGACGGCGACGCCGACTTTCGACAGCACCACCGCGTCGGTTTCCAAATCACGAATGGTTAGCGTTACTGCGGCCCCGGTCAGGTCGGGCCACGTGCCGGGGTCGGTCCAGGTTAGGGCCTGCCCGGCAGCCGTGGTGTAATCGTCGCCGCGGATCAATTCGAGTTTGCGGCCGGTCAGCGAGATCGGCGAGAGGATCGTGATTCGGCCGGGCGTAATGAGGTCCACCTTCGCGGCCCGGGCGGCGGTGATCAGGTCGAGCTTGGCGGCCCGGGCGGCGGTCAGGCGGTCGAGGACGGCGACGACGTGGCTGTAGATGTAGGTGCCGATGTAATCGGCCAGGCTGAAGGTGAATCCAGGCATCGGGCCGCCAAAGGCCCACTGCCATTGGGCGTCCAAGGAGGTGCGCACGGCCTGCATCATGGTCGTAAGGGTGAGCGCGACCGTCGCGGTTCCCGTCGCGCCTTCCTGCGGTGTGTACTGACCCTCAGGCGCGTCGATGCCTCCGGCATGATGCCACTCCGGGTAGGGCTCATCGTTAGCGCGGAGAATCCAC